CTAGGGGATCAAAAGGCGTTTGGGACAAAGGCGGGGATTCTGCCGGAGTTTTATTAAATAACCAAGAGGTATCTGATATGAGCGAAACCAATACCAAGCCTGCGGCAGATGCCAACGGTGAAAAACTCGATGCAATTCTATCCGCCGTTGGCAATCTTGCCACCCGCGTGGATAGCATGGAAAAAAATCTTCCTGCTGCCCCCCTCGCCGCCGCCGATAAAAAAGCCAAAGCCGATGGCGGCGTTGTAGAAATGCCTGCCGGTGAAATCCACTTTGATGGCGACGGCGAGGAAGAAGGCGAAGCCGAAGCCAAGAAAGACGATGACAAGGCTAAAAAAGACGACGACGCCAAGAAAGATGATGACGACGCCAAAGCCAAGAAAGACGATGACGAAGAAGAAGAAGAAGAAGAAGAAGCGGCTAAAAAAGCAGATGACGATGCTGCCAAATACGCCGATTGCCAAGCCAAGGCCGACAGTATTTTAGCCTCGTTTGGAAAATCTGCTTCTCGCCCCCTGCAAGGCGAAACGCTTATGTCCTATCGCAAACGTCTGCTGCGTGGTCTGCAAGGTTATTCTGATAGCTATAAAGGCATCAATCTTACCTCTATCAAGGATGAAGCGCTGCTGGCCTTAGCTGAAAAGCAAATTTTCGCTGATGCCTATGCCTCCGCTAAAGCGCCCCAGATGTTTGCAGCGGATCAACTGGTAGAAATCCACGAAAAAGATCGCGCGGGCCGTACCATTACCAAATTCCGCGGTTCTATGTCCGCTTGGCTGGATGATTTTAAAGTCCCGGCTCTGCGCGTCAAAGAGTTTCACCTTTCTAACAATCAACGCTAAAGGATAAGCCATGAGCGCACAAATTTCTCTGAACCCTATGGCTACAACTAATGGTGCTGGTCTATTTACGACCAACACCGCTGGTTATACCCAAGGCGATGCACAAGATGATCCCGCAGTACGTTTTCAATTAGCGGGCGGCGTATTAAGTGCTGCTGCCCCTACCCCGATTTGGGGCGGGCTTCCTATTGAAGAACTCGTACCTACCGCCCAAGCAGGGGCTTTGGGCCAAGTTCAACCCGGCACGGATATTTTGGGGGCAACTATTCTCCAATCGGTATCGCTTGCAACCAGTACAGGTATTTGCGTATTTAATCAAGCTTTTGCCGGTATTACAACGCCTCAGTCTACAGTGCCACTGTATTCACCGGGGATGTCGGTGAACTTCTACCGTTTTGGTAGCAGCGCGCGTGTTCCCCTTCGCCTTAATCCTGCTTTGGTAACTTTGGAAGGTGAAATAATTAACACCCCATTGACTTGGGATTTTACTAGCAATTGGTTGACTACCTTTGACGGTACAAATGCTTTCCCGGTAAAAGTTTTGCGGGTTAGCACTTCTGGCAATAAGTCTGTCAGCTATAATTCTGGCACTGGCAATGCTAATTGGATTACCACTGAAACTATGGCTCTTTGCCTACTCTAAAAGGATAATTATTATGTCAGGCTTTGCACCCTCATTTGTTACAGTAAATCCTCACCTGATGTTGCCTGAACTGATTATGCAATACAGTTTGGCTTCAGGTGCCTTCACAACCCTTGCTACTGAAAACCCAATGCCCCGCTTAGGCGAAGCTGACCTGTATGTGTACGCTAAAAAGGTTCAGTTAACCACTCAGGTATCGGCTAATCAGTCCCAACAAAACCAGTTGCCTAGCGCTTCTGTCATTCCGAGCATGATTAGCACGGCGACTTATCGCTTGCAAACCCGCGCTCAATACGACAATTTTGACGAGGCCGCTACCGGGGCTTGGGGTTATGCTCTGCCCCAAGCAATGCGGCTAGCAGCGCGCCAAGGTATTGCCCAACAACTGCGTAACGCGCTGTTGTATGGCTATAACCCCGCCAACGGCGAAGGGTTGCTGAACACTAATGGCGCTACCATCGCGTCTTTAGGATCGGACACCAACGGCAATACCGGGTATTCAACTTGGGACAGCGGACAACTGGCGCAATATCTCTTGAACATGATCGGCGCTCTAAAAGTCCGTACTCTGCAAATTGGTCAGCCTTTACGCTTGGTATTTTTGGCCCCCCAACGCTTCATTAGTCAAATCTCCTACTCCGGCGTGGTTTCATTGACCCAATTCCAACGAATTGGCGCTGGTGTTGAAACCGCCGCCGGGTTGGTGGAAACCGTTGCTTCATGGGCGGGCGGCGACGATGTTTCGTTCGCGGCTGATGATACTTTGCTCGGGCAAGGGGCTGGCGCTACCGACGCGATTCTGTTGATTGCACCGGAACTGAAGATTCCTAAAGCCAACAACAACATCAACACAAACGTCTTTGCAACTTTAACGCCTAATATGACAGCGACTTCGTTGATGTTGACGGATGTATCCGCACCTACAGAAATTCCAACGCCTATTGCCGATGGGGGCATCACCACCCTCTACACTATGCGTTCTACTTCTGGCTGGGGTATTCGTCCTGAAGCTTTAACGATTCTGTCCGCAGCGTATTAATAGTAAAAAGTAGACATTCAAAAACCCCGCTCTCTTTGGCGGGGTTTTTGTTACTTCGTGTGATGCCGAAGTTAGCTTCAATGGGGGAGTCGGGGGCTTGAAAAAGCCCCGCATCATCGGCTCTCCCACCCTTTTAGGGGAATACTATGAAAATATTTGTGGCAAATTGCAGTAAACAAGAGTTTCATTTCACCTACATGCTGCTCGAAAATCCGCGCCCTTTTTCGCATAGAATACGGGCTGGATCGCAAATGGAAGTTAACGGCACGGCAGAAGAAATAGGCCATATAATTAAACAGCATGAAATATATGGCATGATGGAAGTTACCAAGGTCAAAAAAGGCTTCGGAGGTATCGCCTATCGGGTAGGAACTCCTATTAGCATTGAAGCCATTGAACACGGCTTGGAGCAACGCGATCAGGAATTGATTGATCGGGCCTTGGAAGCGCGTAAAATAACCGCTGTAGCCGCCGATCAGATGATATCTACTAAAGCGCAAGAAATGGGGCTCAAGCAACGAACGGGGCTTGAAGTGGAAGTAGTGGAAGAAAAGAAGAATGCGGGGGATAATGAGCCCAAGTTCGAGCAAACCATTGAAGTGGTGCGCGAAGGCATTGCGCCTAGAGGCCGTGGAAGGCCCAGAAAACCTTAAAGGGACACTATGACAGACCCCATTACTTCTCCACCAACATTAGCAGGCTTTATAGCGTGGTCACGGGCGGTAATGGGGCTAACTACCATTGTTATAGCTGATACCGATATTGGCTATTCGTATGCCTACCAAGTTTCCCTCGACTTGGTTCCAATGGATTTTTCTGTTCTAGCCCCAGATATTTACACACTGGCTGTTTATAACATGGCGGGCAGCAATTTATTACAGTGGCAGCAAGATATGCCCGGTCAGACATTCTTTGCCTATGCTAGGGCTTCCTATGGCATTAACAATTTTGTGGCGGGGGTTATTAACTCCGCTGCTGATTCGACCACCAGCGAAGCCCTATCAGTCGGCAAAGGGTTACAAAACCTCGACCTTATATCCTTGCAAGCCATTAAAAACCCCTATGGTCGGCAGGCCATTGCATTTATGCAAAGTTTGGGCACCCTCTGGGGCTTGACTTAATGAGTCTTATTTTACATCTAGGCGTAATTGATGTGGCAGAGCCGGGGGGTAAAACAACCGGGCAGGTAGGCGTTAACCTAGAACAAAAATACGGGCTATTTTCAGAATTTTACAGTAATAACGAAGATAAAATAGTCGTTTTTCTTGAGGACAGCGTTGCAAATTCCATAGCGGATATTGTAGCGGGAAGCCCCATTAAAAAAGACATTTTTGGGGATGCTACGGGGCAGATAGATAAGCGTTTCAAGGAATTTATCAGCTTGCAGGAAGTTGAAACATTAGGAATACCCGGTGTGCCTACTAAAGCCGCTTTGGAAGGTAAAACGCTACGGCTGAAAGGTGGGAAGCGTATTATCAAAGTTAAAAAAGGGCAGAGCTACGAGGTTGTTAAAGGGGCTAGGCGACCTAGCTTTATTTATTCCGGGGTGTTTGAAGCATCACTTAAAAGCTGGATTGATTAATGGCCACAGTAACCGAGAGTTCGGGTGCAAAACCTCAACTAGCCTCTGGGCTGGCAGAAGGTACAAATACGCTTTCAGGCAATCAGGAAGTAATTTTTACGCTGTATGCCAAGCTTATCTTACCTCTTGATGGATATGTATTCTGGGTAAATGCTTCTCTTTTGTCTAATTCGGCTCTTTATAATGCTTCTCAATATGGCAGGCTCGAATACGACGTTTATCCACTTGGCGTTCCTGCTAGACAAGTCACCGTTCAGGGCTCGTTTCATTTAACGACGGAACTGCTCCAACTGGAAGATAGAACCCCCGCGCATAATCACATAATTTTTACCGCTCTAACTGAAATTCAAGACTTCAATTTAATAGCGCCGCAGTTCATGTATATCGCAACCTATGAAGAAACACGTTTCGCTTTTCTTCGCAGGGATAATTTTTATAAGCAAGCCGATCTGTACCACTATCGCGGTGACGCACTATATTCAGTAATGGATACTCAAGTTATTGATTCCATGACAAATTTTGATACCACTAGCGTTATAGTTTCCAATAGCTTACCGATCTGGCTCACTTTGAGCGCTTTTTTTCCGTTGTACCCTTCTTTTTTGGTGGGGCAGAATTTGCCCCCGCCTTATGCGGCGGTTCATATAGAGCCTGCCAGCACAATAGCTTTGGGGCAGTTTCCTATAGTCAACAACATAATCCCTAGTTCTGGCTCTCCGACACAATCAGGCTCCAATCAACTGGTGAGCGATACGGTCAAAATAACCATCTACGGAACGCGCAATAATGAAGCTATAAATTTTGCCAATTATGTGTTTCAATACAGCTTAAATACTGACAATATAGGCATAATGAATATGCCGGTTATTCAGGATGAAAAATTAAATCAGGCTGAATTGGGCATTATTGCTATGAAGAAATCTATTACGTTCAAGGTCAGCTATTATCAGAACACGGTTAGCGATGTGGCAAAGAAATATATTACCTCGGCATTTATGAGTAGCACTCCGTAACTTAACATTAATGTTCAAAAAAAAGGAATACCAAAATGGCTATCAATTCAAACCCAGCAATTATTAACGGTGCAATTATTAGCGGGCAAGGCATCAACACCGTATTGAATATTTCAACACCTACGGTAGTAAAAGCTATGAAAGGCCGCATTACTAAAGTCAACGTGACTACGGCGGGCTCTACTACCGGATCAGTTTATGACCACCCTACTACTGCTGGCGTGGCTGCGGCTAACTTAGTTGGCGTTATCCCCGATGTAGTAGGCAATTATCTTTTTGATTTTCCTTGCGGCACGGGTATCGTAATTGTACCCGGCACCGGCATGGTTGTTTCTGTAAGTTATAATTAATTAGGGGACTATTATGTCAAACAACATTGTTAATGTATTAGTCTCCCAACAGGTTGCAAGCGCGCCCACCACTCTGCAAAAAACTGGCGCGTTTGTATCTCAAGGGGCGACCACGCTTACAGCAGGGGGTACCGCCCTCTTAACTCAAATGAGCGATTTGACCAGCATTCTTGCTGGCGCTATCTCTACAACTTCATTGGTGTGGAATACCGGAGTAGTTACGGTAACTTTAGCGGGGCCACATGGCATTCCTATCACTGACACCATTCTGGGGATTATAACTGGCGTAACCCCAGCGGGATATAACGGCACTTTCAATATCACTTCTACGGGTGCTAACACATTTACGTTTCCGTTAACTTCCAGCCCCGGCATCGCCACCGTTCAAGGCGTTTATACTAATGAAGCCGTGCAAGATTTGGTTGCTATGGCAACCACTTATTTTGCACAAGGCAATACTAATGCTGTGTATGTTCTGGAACTAGGTCTTGGCACAACGGGGCAAGGGGTTACGGCTTTGGCGGCCTATATTGCGGCCCCGACTATTCAGTTCTATTCGTACTTGCTATCCACTGAAATGTCGGCAGATACCACAATGCCTGCTTTAGTAACAGCCCATTCTTCGCCTATTTCGCAGGTGTATTTCTTCCTGACTACCTCGGATATAACTACCCCTTCTAACCCCGATTCATACGGCCCGTATGAGACCATGAAAGGTGCGATAGTTACTTATGAAGCAGTAGGCTCTCCTGTAACCCAATGGTCAGCAGCAGCGATCATGTACCAAACTTTGAGCTACGCGCCTGCCGCTAATAATCTGGCCTCCCCGCTGGAATATACCTTCGTGTATGGCATCGTACCGCCTGCACTAACCAGTGCTCAACAAACTACGCTGGCAGCAGCAGGCGTGAACTGGATAGGTACAGGAGCACAAGGGCAGATCAGCAACACGCTGATTCAAACTGGCGAAACAATGGATTTGAAGCCCTTTAACTATTGGTATTCTACGGATTGGGTTGCCATCAATGTAGCCATTGCTTTATCCGCAGCAATAATTAATGGCAGCAATACTCCGCAAAATCCTTTGTACTACAATCAAGCGGGGATTAACGCCCTGCAAAAAGTAGCGCAAGCCTTGGTTAACAGCGGCATATCCTTTGGGCTTATTCTATCTCCGGCTACAGTAAACGCGATTTCTTTTGTACTCTATATCGCGCAACATCCAAGTGATTATGCAGCAGGAGCATACAATGGGTTGAGTGTTACTTTTGTGCCGCTGAGAGGCTTTACTGAAGTGACTATCTACTTAACCGCTTCCAACATTCCAGTTTAAGGAGCATGAATAATGGCTAATCCACAAGTCGTACAGGGCACACTAAATAGACTGCTTGCAAGTGTAGTCTATTCAGATTTTGCTGCTCTAAATATAACCTCTCCTTATCTGGCTAAAGAAGCGATTAGCTTGGGCTTTGAAGGGGACACCTCGCTGTTGCTGGGAACCTTGACCGGAGCTATAACCAGTCCTGCGCCGTATATTTTTGCAAATGTGACAATGCACTTGCTTCGCACTCAGGCATTGGGCGACGCATATAAGGCGCAAATCGAAACCAATACGACTCTGGGCTCTGTAACAATCTACCCGGATACTACAGCTTTAGCTCCGTTCCAGTTGAATACTTGCGTACTTTCAAGTATTCAGGAAGTAGCTTTTGATGGTACGCAAGCGGGCTTAATTGTTCGTCTGCGCGGTGTCTACTCTATCAACTCAACCATGTTCAATGCCGCATAAAGGATAAAAAGTGAAAATTGACCGAAATCTGAATCTTGTGATGCAGGTTCAGACGGCTAAGAATGGAACGATCCATATACATTCAGTTTCAATTAGCCGATCTGTTTTTGAGCAGTTTTACTTGGAACTTGGAAAAGTATTTAGCCAATGCTTTGATAGCGTGAATCAGGCTCATTTGGTTCTGTCCGCGCCGCAGTTAGCTTATCCGGCGCTGAAGTCCATAGCTACCAAGGCGGGTAATTGGGAAGGCGCTGGCAGCGTTAAATTCGGCCTAATCAATGAAATAATCCGGCTAACCAATGTTCTTGTAAGCAGCGAAAAAGGCTGGGAATCAATACCTTTTGGTGTTGCGGTTAAACAAGGCATTTTAGACGAGGATGACGAGGCTGAAATCCTTAGCAGTCTTGTTTTTTTTATAGCAATCTCCAAGGTTGCTCCGAAGGATTTGAAAAATTCTTTCTTGGAGATGGCGGGGGCATTAAGAAATTGGGTACTTACATCCTTGGATGCTACGGCATACATGAATGGTTTGCCGATATCGACCAAAAAAGAGCCTACTGGAAGGAAGGCAAAGGACTCGTCGGTGATCTCCTAGATTCTCTCAGCAATGAATGGTTTTCCGAATTCATAAAAGAGAATGGGGGAAAATGGGCGGATGCTGAAGAATATAGAAACCGGCACTTAATAAAGGCCCTTAATAACAGGTCGTTTTTTTAATTTGATAAAGGTAAATCATGGCCGTCAAATCAGTTATAGAAATAGACCTGTTAGACGAGAAATTTCAGGCGTTCAATACCCAGATGCTCGCTCTGCAAGCTATCCTTGCAGCCATGCCGGAGCAATGGAAGAAAGTAGCAAAAGAAATAAGCGAAGCTGAAAAAGCCGAAGCCAAGGTGCTCTCTGAAGAAGAAAAAGCACATCGCGCAAAAACCCGCCAAGAAAAAGACTTTCACAAATTGCTTGATGATAGACGCACCGCGCTTATTAATGTGGCGCGCGTCACGGGGCGTATCGCCAAAGATATGGCGGATACCGCAGTATCGGTTGCCAAATGGCTCACACTTGGCGCAATCGGCAGCGGTTTCGGGCTAGGGGCTCTAGCTTCTGCTGTAAGTTCTGATCGCCGCACCGCGCAAGGACTAGGAATTACTCAAGGGCAACTTCGTTCAGCACAAATTTATGGCGAACGATATTTTGATGCTAATGCTTTGCTTGGTAATTTAGCCGATATTCAAAGCGATATTAGAAAACAACCTATGCTTTCGCGTATTGGTGTCGCCGATAGCAAAGGTAAAAACGCGGCTGAACTTCTCCCTGAAGTTGTTACTCATTTAAGAGAAATATATCAAAAGTATCACGGGCAACGCGCCATCATCGAAGCTACAGGCGCAACACAGATTATGCCTTTTGAAGATATGCGAAGGGTTGGTAATCTGTCAGATAAGGAATTTAAAGGCTTTCTTGAAAACCTTAAAAAAGGTAATGAGGCATTCAAAACCCCAGACGCGCTCGACGAGGCATGGCAGACATTTAAACAAAACTTACAGACTGCTGGCAAAGAAATAGAACTCACCCTTATAAAAGGGTTAAATGCTTTGACAGGGCCGTTAGGTGAATTAGCTACAGCGATTAGCGAAGCTATAGGGTCTTTTATTGAAAATCCGCACTTGAAGGAATGGATACATGACTTTGGTGAAGGTATTAAAACTTTTGCCGCGTATTTAAAAGGCGATGAATTTAATAAGGACATTAGCACTTTCGTTGACGGCATAGGAAAATTAGCCAAAGCGGTTACGGATGGGCTGCGCTGGTTTGGGGTTTTGCCAGCATTACCCCAAGACAACTTAGCACCACCTGACGCTAACAAACCTAAACCCGGTTTAACGCCCCCTAATAAGGAAAACGTCGATAAATTTTTGACGCGGCCTATCACAGAAAAAGAAAAGGCGAGCGTTGGCTCATCTTATCATTGGTACACACCTACTCAAGCAGAGGGAAAGGCAGGCATAGCAGAGCGCGACAGAAGTGTATTAAAATATCTGGAAGGGCAGGGCTATAAGACTATACCAGCGCTATCTATTTTAGCGTCTTTAAAGGCCGAAAGCGGAGTAGCACTAGACCCTTTTGCTGTAGGAGATAAGAACGCTAAAGGCGGCCCCTCTCTGGGGATAGCACAATGGCGTCCTGTTGGGCAACAAGAGTTCAAAAAAATGTATGGGCATAGTATGGTAGGTAGTCTTTTAGACCGCAATGAACCCAACATAGACCCAAATCAGCTATTGATGGAGCAAATAGAATTTTTAGTCTATCAGCTTAAAAACGAGAATAAATCGGCTGATCTAAAAATATCTTCAGCTAAAAATATAGCCAGCGGCATAAAAGGAATGCTAATGTTTGAACAGCCAAAGGGGTGGAACGCACCAGATGAAATCAATTTTAAGCTGAGAGAACGCGAAGCTTTTGGGTCTGAACTTCTAAATCGTTATAATTTAGACTCTAATCTGCTATCACGCGATCCTAAAGATAATCCCGCCGCGGGGAAAACATCCTTCATGCAAACGCCGAATGTTAATGTAAGCACTACATTGGACTTTAAAGTGAATGTAGCCACGGGCGCTGATATTATCACGCAGATCAAGGCTATGAATCCAGTAGTAGGGTACGCATAGTGAGTTCATTAGGGCTATCAACTTTCCGGTTGGCGTATGAAATATCGCCTATTATTTTACAAGGCGGATTAGCACAATATATCCCCGGCAATTTGCTACCCATTACGGTGCTAACGGAAATGTTTGATATACCGGGCATAGAAAGCGGCGCGTTCTTTGCCCATTATAAGCCGCTGCCCGGCAGCACTTTAGCGGATTTTGAGATAGCCAAATATCCTTTTGCCAGCCTTCAGGTAGCAGCTAACGCTGTTATTCAGCAGCCTTTAAAAGTTAGTATGCTCATGGTATGCCCCGCGCAAACTGAAGGTGGTTATATACTAAAACGGTCTATTCTGACCGCTTTGCAAACAGAAATAAACACCCACGTTACAACAGGGGGCTCATTTACTGTGATTACCCCGGCATACACTTACACAAACTGTTTGTTGACTAGCCTCCGCGATGTAAGCAGCCCTAGCGATAAGCAAGTACAGCTTATGTACCAATGGGATTTTGAGCAGCCATTGATTTCTCAAAGCCAAGCCGCGTCCGTTCTGGGCGGAGTAATGAATAGCATTACTAATGGGCTTCCCACTTTTACTACTTTAGGCGCGAGTTGGAGCGGTTAATGGCAACTATTTCTTTCAATCCTTCCGCCAATGCGAATTTTCAATTTAGCCCTGTGCTAGACGGACTAACTTATACTGCCATTTGTACTTGGAATATTTATCGCGGTGGCTATTACATCAACATATATAATTCTTCCCGAGCCTTGGTTATGAGCCGCCCAATCATTGCTTCGCCGGATGACTATAATATTAATTTGGTGTTTGGGTATTTCCGAACTTCTACACTTGTTTACAGAGCCAGCAGTACGGCGTTTGAGATCAATCCATAGTGCGTTATTACAATATAACCATAACACCGCCGCCAGACTCAGAAGGTAATACGCCCTCCGCTTTGATCTATAGCACTATGAATGGAGGCTTTGAAAATACTGGGGCTTTAAAAATAGACTTGGATATTTACCAATCTCCATTTCACCAACCTACGCAAAATGGCACGGTAAAAATATACGGCGTGGATTTTTATGATCTATCACAGGCGACTAATTTAAACCCGGATTATACGCAGACTCCGCCGTTATTATCTTCCATACAAATATCAGTGGGTATGTCCAACGGGCTTCCTTTCGCCGATGCGAGTCAACAAGGGCTTATTATTAATGGCTCTATTCTTCAAGCGTTTGGAAACTGGCAAGGTAATCTCGTTACGCTAGATTTAATAGTTACATCAGCGGCATTTAACCCTAATATTGATGCTAACCTTTCATGGAATTGGCAACAAGGACAAACGATGGAGGATGCTATAAGGATAGCGTTAAATGCTGCTTATCCAAATATCCCAATAGCTTCACCTTTAGGCTCTATTAGTCCTGACCTAGTTTACACAGAAAATCAGGCGGGGAAGTATAACGGGCTATTTCAGTTTAGCGATTATATAAACGAAACAAGTAGACAAGTACTTAACCAGCCTAACTATTATGGAGTGTTTATATCATCTTCGCCTTTTGGATTTACTTTAGCCGATGGTACAATACCCCCAGACAAAACAACGACTATAAATTATACCGATATTATCGGAAACCTGACTTGGATTAATCTATACACTATTCAAGCCAAGTTGGTAATGCGCTCCGATTTAAATGTAGGGGACAATATTACTTTTCCTTTAACTTCCCCTGTTGTTAATGTAGCTGCCAGCACTTATTCACAGCTACGAAATAACATATCGTTTCAGGGTACATTTAACATTGTTCTAATTCGCCATGTTGGAAGTAGTAGACAATCCGACGGCAATAGCTGGGTTACGGTTGTTGACGCTGTATTTTTGCCACATTAAATTATGAGCCAAGCACAGAAAATACCCTTCCCCTCTTCTCTGAGCCAATTTCTGCAACAGAGAATAGAAGCCAATCAACAGGCGGCGGGGCAGATTTACCCCTGCCATGTAACTGAGGTTAATGGCGCTATAGTGACCGTGAACTTTGATGTGGACGCGGGTCGCAATACCACGCTCCCCGCGGTGACTTGCCCTGTTATTGGAAGCATCTATATTAGGGTTCCTATACAAGTCGGCGATTTTGGTATCTGCATATCTGCCAGTACCCGATTAGGGGGTGTTACAGGGCTCGGTTCTGGGCTCGCGCCCTTGCTAAATCCGAGCAATCTCGGCGGATTAGTATTTGTACCTATTGGAAATTCTAATTGGCTTGAAGTTGATGCCAATGCGGTCATAATAAACGGGCCGAACGGTGTAGTTCTAAGAGACACTGATAGCGAAACTGTTTTTACTTTAACCCCTTCGGGGCTTGATGTTATAGCTCAAACTTCGTTAACATTAGAAGTCGGCAACAATTCAATAGTTATTAATTCAAGCGGCATAACTATTACAGGTAATTTAAGTGTTACTGGAACTATAGTTAGTACAGGTAATGTCACTGCCGGGGCTATAAGTTTGGAAACCCACGAACATAATGTAGTAAATGTGCAAAGCGGCACTTCTACTATCCCGACTTCAGCGCCATTTTAGGGGTTGATATGCGAACATACGGCTTAGATTCTGTAACTGGAAAGTGGACTCTGCTCACGCAGGGCATTGTTACCGGCCCGCCTAACCCCATTACTACGCCTATCAGGGATGTATTGAAAAGCGGGTCTACCATAACAAGCACTCTCTATACGACGATTAGCGCTTTTATAGATTCAGACCCTAATGGCTCACTTGTGAATGTAGCTAAAAACGATGTGCTATTGAATGACAAAATATTTGATGCGAATAATAATTTACTATCAAGTTTTTGGTCAGATTTAACCCAAAATGTAGCCATTACAACGGCCCCCTTAACGGTCAATATCGCCCAGCA